ACGACGCCAGCCGCACCGCCGAGATCGCCCGCGCGCTCGAGACCTCGCCGCACCGTCCCGACCACCTGGTCGTCGTCGGCGACGACGACCAAGACGCGCACGACGACGAGCCCGCACGCGACGCGCGCGTCGCGTTCACCGCCCTCCTCGCCGCCGACCCGGTCACGCCCGCCGAGCTGGCCGCCACCGAGCCGCGCAGCGTCTACGACGAGACCACTCGGCTCTACACCTCCGGCACCACGGGACGACCGAAGCCGGTGCCCCTGCCGAGCCTGGTCGAGGTGCTCAGCGCCCACGACGTCGTGATGCACTTCCCGCTCAGCCCGTTCGACAAGACCCTCAACATGTCGCCGCTGTTCCACCGGGGCGGCCTGTACTCGGGCGGCCCGAACCCGGTGTTCTACGTCGGTGCCGAGCTCACGACCCTGCGCCACTTCGACGCCGAGCGGGTACTCGACCTGGTCGAGTCCGAGCGGCTGACGTTCCTGATCGGTGCACCCCCGAACCTGGTGCAGCTCGCGAACGCGCAGGAGGCGCGGCCCCGCGACCTGTCGTCGTTGCACGGCATCGTCACGATGGGCGCGCCGCTCGACCGCGCCGCCGCACTCCGCTACCAGGAGCTCCTGTCCCCGCGGATCTTCAACGGGTACGGCACGACCGAGACCTTCTGGAACACGTTCCTGCGTCCCGAGGACTTCCCCGACGGCGCCGGCTCCACCGGACGTGCGTCGACGGACGACGACGTCGCGGTGGTGCGCGTGTACGAGGACCGCCTGGCCGACCCGACCGACACCGTGCCGAAGGACGGCTCCGAGATCGGCGAGTTCGCGGTCCGGACCGTCAAGTCCGGCTACTCGTACCGCAACCCGGGGCTCGAGGCCGAGAAGTTCGCGAACGGCTGGTTCTACCCCGGCGACCTCGCGACGTGGGACGAGCACGAACGGGTGACGATCGTCGGCCGGAAGGACGACATGATCATCTCCGGCGGCGAGAACGTGCACCCCGTGCAGGTCGAGGCCGCGCTGCAGGAGCACCCGGGCGTCGCCGACTCGATCGTGGTCGGCGTCCCCGACGAGCGCTGGGGCGAGGTCGTGACGGCGTACGTCGTCCGCGCGCCCGGGCGGCTGCCGGAGGACGACGTCGAAGCCGCCGCCGCCCTCGAGGAGTGGACCGCGTCGCACCCCGGCCTCGCCCGCTACAAGCGGCCGCGGCTCTACCGGTTCGTCACCGAGCTGCCGTACAACGCCACCGGCAAGAAGGTGCACTACCTCGCGAAGGCGACGGCAGCGGAGGACCAGGCGGCGGGCCGGCTGATCGAGCCGTAGCGGGCTCTGCAGGTGCGCGGCGTCGGACGGGAGGCCCGTGGCGGCCCCGCCCCGCGCCTCCAGGCGGTCAGCTGGTCGCGTCCACCCCGCGGCTCGGCGCGTTCCGGGCGAACAGGCCCGGCAGCAGCCCGCCGATCTTCGTCCCGATGCACAGGCTCACGAAGGTCGCCAGGGGTGTCGCGAGGGACTCGGGGTCGAACGTCGCCACCGCCACCAGGCCGACCGTCCCGGGGACGAGCAGCAGGAACGCCGGGAAGAACGACACCGTCGCGGGGATCGCCGGCACGAGCCGCTCGAGCAACCGCGTCGCGACGAACAGCAGAGCGGCCGTCGCCCCCGTCGCGACGACGCTGCCCCACATCGGCGTCGTCCCGCTCACCAGGGCGTAGGCGGTGACCATGACCGCCACCGAGACGAGCGTCAGCCGCCAGCCCGACCGGAACACCAGGCCGAGTCCGACCGCCAGGACCACCACGGCCACCCACGACACCCAGTAGGACGGGACGGACTCCCACCCCGCCAGGTCCGTCCCGACGCCGGCGACCTCGCCGACGAGCGCCGCCGAGGACGGGTCGACGTGCAGCCCGGTCAGTGCGCTGCCCGAGGCGATGCCCGCGGCCATGAAGCCCAGCATGATGAGTCCCTGGACGAGCCGCGAGGACCCGGTGACGATGTCGGCCGCGGTGAGCTCGAGCAGGGCGTTGGTGATCAGGGCGCCGGGCACGAACACGGCCACCGGCGCGCACACGGCGAACAGCGGGACCTGCTCGAACCCGGCGCCGGCGGCGACGAGTCCGACGATGGCGGTCGACACGAAGGCCGCCAGGAACGGGATGATCGCGACGGCCTCGCGGAAGCGGCGGAGCAGCAGGCCGATGACGCCGACGAGCGCACCGACCAGGAGCGCGAGCAGGATCGCCCACCACGGGCACCGGAAGACGACGGCGAGCCCGGCGGAGGTCAGGGCGTTGCCGAGGATCCAGGGCAGTGCGGGCGGCGGGACGGTACCGGCGCGGATGGCCCGGACCCGCGCGGGGATCTCGGCGAGGGCGATGGAACCGCTCTCCAGCCCGAGCACGACCCGGTTCGCGCGTGCGGCCTGCCGCGACGACAGCTCGACGCCCTCGGCGTTCACGATGGTCGCCGCACCGGTCGAGACCTCGCTCACCATCACGAGCGCCGGCAGGACCCCGATCGCCAGGGTCGGTCCGACGCCGGCGGCGTCGCGGGCCTTCTCGAGCGCCGAGCGGACGTCGGTGACGGAGCTGCCCGCGTCGAGCAGCAGCGCACCCAGCGTGCCGAGGAGCATGCCGACGGGGACGGTCTCGCCGTCGACGACCTCGACGTGGGCCTCGGGCCGACGGAGGGCGTTCTGCAGGTTCGCGAGTGCGCTTCCGAGTCCGACCACGCAGGCGATCGTACTGGCAGCGACGCACTGGGCGAGTCGCGTGGTACCCCCGGTGGGACTCGAACCCACAACTCAGCGAATAGGATGGGACTATCCCGCCCCTTCCCTTTACCATCCCGGAAGCACCCCGGACCTGGCCTTTTTGGGACTCAGCACTCCCGAGCGGCACCCCTGCTATCCCGCTGTTTCCCGAGCAAAGCGGAGGGTAAGCGGAGAGCCGCCTACAGGTCCCGGTCGACCTGCTCCTGCTGGAGCTGTTCAACCTCATCGCGGATCCAAGCGAGCGCCGCCAAGGTGTTCGGTGCGTCCTCGCGCTCTTCCCGAGCGTCACCGTCGACAATCGCGAGCGGGATCCCAGCGCCGACAACGAGCTGCAGCGATGCGGCCAAGCCGTCGATGTACCCGGCGACCGGGACTGCGATCGTGCGCCCCTCGTTCGCGAACTCGGTGCAGGCCGTGCTGATCCACTGCGCGAGGTCGGCCGCGACATCAACCGACAGCGTGCCGTACAAGACGCGGCTCACGCGCTCTCGCCGAACTGCTCGAGGATGTCGCGGACGTCCGGTCCGAGGTACTCGCGCGCAGCGTAGAACTTCCGGGTGACCTCGGAGTTGGAGTGGCCGAGCTGCGCGCCGGCGCTCTCGATGTCGACGCCGTCGCGGATGGCGGTCGCGACGGTCTTCCGGAACGTCTTCGGCGTCAACCACATCGGGTAGTCGTTCGCCAGCTTGAACTCGCGCCACTGCCGCCGGAGGTTGGCCGGGGACCGCAGCGTGCCGGTCGACGAGGGGAACACCCAGTCGGAGTACGCGCGCTCGCGACGGCGGACCAGCATCTCCCAGACGAAGGTCGGGAGTTGCAGCTTCCGGAAGCCCGAGTCTGACTTGGGGCGTTCCTGTCGGATGAGCCCGACGTTGTCGAGCTGCACCGCGGTCGCTTGAATCGTGACGATGGGGACCTCGACGTCGAGGTCAAGGTCGGACCAGCGGAGGGCGACGAGCTCGCCGGTTCGGATGCCGGTGCCGAGCAACATGTCGGTCGGCTCGGCGAGGTCGGTCGTGCGGACCCGTCCTGCTCCGTCGAGTCCGGCGTCCCACTTCCGCAGGTCGACCTGCAGGGCGCGCACCTGGGCGAGGGTGACAACCTGCACCTCCTTGCGCTCGATCCGGACGGACTGCGCCTCGCGCACCGGGTTGGTGCCGACAGCGCCGCGGCGGACGGCGAGGGAGAACATCGCGGTCAGGACGACGCGGGCGGTCTTCGCTGCGCCGGGGCCGCGACGGACCGACAGCGTCTCGACGACACGGTCGATGACGGGCACAGTCGCCTCTCGCAGCCGGACCCCGCCGAGCGCCGGCAGCACGTTGACCTCGAGGGACAGCTTGTACTGCTGCACGGTCGATGGCGCGCGGCCCAGCTTCTCGAGGACGGCGACCCACTGCTCCGCGAGCTCGGCGACCTTGCTCTCGGACGTGAGGTCGCTCCCGTGCGTGCGGACGCGGTCGCGCAGGTGCTCGACCAGGGCATCCTCGGCGCGACGCCCGGTCGGGCCCTGCCGGGCGACCTTCCGGGTGACGCCGTCGAAGTCACGGAAGCGGGCGCTCGCCGTCCACTTGCCCGGACCCTGCTGAGTCCGGCTGATCGATCCCCACGTACCCAGTACCAACGGTGGACGCGCCATTAGCCAACCCTTCTGTGTCCAGCATACGTCCGGTCACCGATCCGGTTGAGGACGTGACGGCGGAACGCCTTGACGATGTCGACCGTGACGCAGAGGTCATCGGCGATGGAGTGAACGTCTGCGTTGAACATCTCGCAGCGTGCGTACTCGAGCGGGTCGATGAGCAGGGTTGCGGCGAAGGCGTCTGCCTGCCGTTCGATTGCGCTCGCGTTCCCCAGGTCACAGGTGTGCCCGTAGTAGACGTGCCCCAGCTCGTGCGCGATGACCGACCGCCGCTCGAACGGTGTGAGCCTGAGGTCGGCGTACACGCGCCCCTCGAGCGGGTTGTAGCAACCGATCATGTTCCCCGGGAGATGGGCGTACGTGATCCGCACTCCCAGCTCCCCAGCAACCCGTCCCAGCGAGCCCCGTCGCGTTCGGTCAGGGTCATTCTGCATGCGGTTCATCTACCTTCCTCACACCTCGCTTCGCTGCAAGGCCGTACGTCCCCTGACGCTCCCCGGCGTCAGGCGCGACATCGAAGTCCTCGTCCTCGTCGTCGCTATCGAAGGTCGCAGCAACCGCTGACACTCCCTCGACCTTTCCGCCGGGGCGTTCGGTGAACACGGACGGCTCGAGCGGACCATCGCGACGCGCGAGGGCGCGCGCGTAGACCTCCTTCGCCAGCTCGACGTCGGAGAACCTGCGGAGCTGCAGCATGCGGGGCATGACCATGCCCGAGGGGATCTCCGCGTCATCGAGGTAGCCGGCCGCGACCAACGCGGCCAGGGGGCTCTCGTCGAACGCGCGAGCGACGTTGATGACCTGCTCCGCCTTCGGGAGGCTCTGCCCGCTCACCCAGCGGCTCACCGTGCCGGTGTTGACCCCCGCAGCTCGTGCGATCGCCGACTGGTTGTTCGACAGCGCTCGCAGGTACTCGGGCCAGGTCATGTCCATATCCACGGCGAGCAACGTAGCACCGGGCGTTGCGCGCACGCAACAGTTTTCGGCGGAAAGAGGCGAGCAAACACGGGGTATGCGTCGCAACACGCCGAAGACACACCCCGCAATGTGGTTGCGTCGGCGCATAACGCGACGTACGTTGTCCGCATGCAGAGCCGCTTCCCCAACGCAGCACCAGCCGGAACGCTGGTCCTCAACGTCCCCAAGCTCGACGAGCTTCGCCGGGCGCACGAGCTCGAGAACGACTCCGAGTTCGCACGCTTCCTCGGCATCAGCCGCGTCACCCTCTACCGCGTCACCACCGGGCAGGCTGCCCCGTCCAACGCCTTCATGGCACGCATGAAGCTCGCCTTCCCGTCTGTCTCGCTCGACTCCCTGTTCGTCGTCGACCGTCTGGCGGCCGTCTCATGACCGCGGTTCTCCGCACTGAGGAGGCCGCGGCCTACATCGGCGTCAAGCCGAAGACGCTCCTCAACTGGCGGTCGCTCCGCAAGGGCCCGGTCGCAGTGAAGCAGGGCCGCCTGCTCGCCTACCGCGTCACCGACCTCGACGCGTACCTCGCCGCTCACACCGAGGAGCGCCCCGGCGTCGTTCGGGACTGACTCACATCCACGGCGATGCACCCGGTTCGACCCCGGGGTGAGTCACAACGCGCTTGGACACGGCTCCCACAGGGGCACGCCCTCGCCGCATCAGGACCTTGAGAACTCAACAGCGTGGCAACACAGCAAGACACACACTTCCGTCGCAGCGACGGGGCACCACCACGAGCGCACCGCGCCGGGTGTCGAACTGCTGCGACAGCCCGTCCCCAGGAGTCGACGCGCAAGCGGCGGCGGGGGCACATCGGGATCGGCACCCGATGCGGGCACCAGGACGTCGGCGTCCCCCCACGCCGGCGTCCGTCCCCTCTCCCCCGAACCGACGGCGCTCGCCGTGGAAGGAGTCCCCATGCACGCACTCAAGGAGTGGCTGGGCGCGATCGCGTTCTTCGCCGCTGTCCTCGCAGCACTGTTCCTGCCGTCCGCTCTGTGACAGACGACCTCGCACCGCGCGGCTGGCGGAACTACCACCGCTCCCGCCGAGCGAGCGAGGTACAGCGCGATCTCGCCGCCATCCCAGACGACGAACCCGAAGCAACGGACTGGTGGCTCGACGACGAGCCACAGTCCCCCACCACCTGACCCAGTAACGACGAAGGCCCCAGCGCTGCAACGCCAGGGCCTTCCCTCCCGAAGGAGAACAGCATGTCCTCGTCAACTCTCCCACACGCCGCCGACATTCGCGCGGCTCGACGGGGTGCCCGTCGCGACGTTCGCATCATGACCCGCACCATCAAGCGCGCCGCTCGGCGGAAGGGCCTCACCAGCATCCCCGCACTGTCGAAGGCGGCGGGGATCCCGCTCCGCCGCACAGCGATCATGTGGCTCGGCATCAACCTGAACGTCACCGAGATGGCCGGCTACATGATCAGGCTCGACCTGACCGTCGCCGACCTGTTCGCCGGCACCGGGAACCGCGGCTGATGGCCGGGTTCGAGCCCACCGCGGCCGAGCGGCAGAAGTACTCCGACTACGACGTCGAGATCCGGGACGCGAAGAACAACCGCGTGGCGGTGCGAGTCGACAACGGCGAGGTCATCCGGTTCTACGCCCGGGCGCACCGCATTCCGTCGCTCAAGAAGTTCGTCGTCTTCGTCTACATCGGCGCGACCGACGAAGACCGCCAGCGCGCAGAGCGGTGGGCGGCGACCCTTCCTGCTGGTGGTTGGGCGCAGTTCCCGCACGCCTGGTTCAAGAAGCGTTCGACGTCCGGCACCTGGTTCTGGAAGCAGGAATGGGGACACATCGCACCGGACCCCTTCCTGCAGCTCGAGCTCGAGCTGCTGATCGACGCCGGCAGCGAGGTGTCCGCATGAAGAACGCACCCGCGAACACCGGTCGCAGCCTCAAGCTGCTCCGCGAGCGGGCCCGTGCCCCTCAGCCGCTCGTCGCTGCGATGGCGGGCACGTCGACCGTCTACCTGGCGAAGGTCGAGGACGGCGTCCTGTCGCCCGCTCTCAGCTACGTCCGGAAGGTGACCGAGGCGATCGTCCGGCTCATGCAGGACCCGCCCCTCCCGTGCCCAGTGCTCGGCTGCGACAACACGATGCACGTCGACCCGCTCGACGGCGCACCGGGCGACCCCAAGGCTCACCACGCGGACCTTACCCTCCGGGGCGAGGACTGGATGATCGACGTGCGCCGGCACGACGACCAGGACGCCGAGTGGGTCGTGTACGTCGACATCGACGCCGCGTTCGCCCTGTCACCGGCGAGCTTCCTCGCCGTCACTGACGCGTACAAGCAGGCGAGCGCGTACGCCGCGGTCCTCAACCGCAAGCCCGCAACGTTAGCCCCCTGATGGCCGGCTTCCCCGTCACCGCTGAACAGTTCGAAAGCGACCCGCCCACGGTGGCCCTCGCGCTCGACCAGCTCCGCATCACGTCCGAGTGCGACGGCTTCACCCTCGTGCTCACCCCAGACCGCGCCGACCAGCTCGCCGCTGCGCTCAGCAGCAAGGCCACGGCCTGCCGCGATGGCCGCATCGACATCTCCTACACCGACTCATGATCAACCCGAATCACGAGGTACCCGCATGACCCACCATCTCGCAGTCAGCTCCACCCTGTCGTCCGCCGCCCGCGAGGCGCTGTCCGACTTCCTCTCCGCGTCGTGCGAGGTCGCCACGATCGTCGACCCGGACAAGGGGTGGCCCGATGGGGCCGCCTCCTCTATCGCGCAGGAACTGGTCGACGCCGGGTACGGCACCGTCACGGACGGCACCTTCAACCTCGACATCCGCCCCGTCGCCCCGCAGCAGCTCCCCACGGACTCGCTCGACGAGCTCGTGCCGGCGCTCCTGCTCATCGACCACATCGTCGAACGCGCAGACCGTGAGCGCTCGCCGGAGCTCCCGAACCCGAACAACGTCCTGGGGGTGTCGTTCGGCATCCTTCTGCAGCTGCAGAACGTCCTCCGGCTCGCCGTGTACGGCCAGCAGGGCCGGCTGCAGCACGCAGACGTCAACCGACAGCTCCCCGCCGTCGCGACCATGCTCGCCCGGGCCATCCGGGCGGAGGTGGCGTGACTTCGCCACTCATCAGGAAGGAGGCAACCCGACGTGCCTCGTGACCGCGCGAACCTGCGCACCGACCTCTGGGCAGACACGTCCTGGCGCGGCCTGACCTACGGCGCGCAGTGGCTGTACCAGCACATCCTCACCACGTCGACTCTGAACGCGTGCGGAGTCGCCGATTGGCGCACCGTACGCATCGCAGCGATGAGCGTCAACGTCACCCCGGAGCTGGTCGAGGAGTTCGCCGCCGAGCTCGAGCGACACTACTTCCTCGTCATCGATCGGGACACAGAAGAAGTCCTGATCCGGTCGTTCTTCCGTCACGACGGGATCCTGCTGCAACCGAATCCGATGAAGGGCGCTCTCCGGCAGTTCGCCGGCATTGCGTCCGGTCTGCTTCGCGGAGTCATCGCCCACGAGATGAACAGACTGCAACAGGAGAACCCCAACGGGTTCAGCAAGGACGGCCACGGCTTCAATGTCTGGGCGCTCGAAGGAATGAAGACTCTCCTCGGCTCTCCGCAGATCGACGTGAAAAACCCTTCGGGTAACCCTTCCGCTAACCCTTCACTGAAGGGTTCCGCTAACCCTTCGGTGAACCCTTCGCCTACCTCTACCTCTACCTCTACCCCTACGGATGCTTCGCATCCTGGCGAGGAGGCGGAGCCGAAGAAGGCGAAGGAGACGCGGCTGCCGAAGGACTGGGTACCGATCACGTCGCACTACGACCTCGCCAAGGAACGCGGCGTCGATGTCGCTGCCGAGGTCGACGCCTTCCGACTGCACGCAGAGACGCATGACCGCCACGCGGCCCGCTGGAACGCAGCGTTCACGACATGGCTGAAGAAGTCCAAGCCGCGCTCGACGGCCGGAGCTGCGCGGCAGGGCATCACGCCCGAGGAAATGCTTCGCCGGCGCGATGAGGCGATGAGCCGTGGCTGAGCCGCGGGACATCGAGCTGGCCTACATCGGGGCGGCCATGACGATCCCGGAAGTGCTCGAGGTGACGACGCTCCGGCCGGACCAGTTCGAGTCGCCAGCGTGCGGCACGCTGTTCGAGGCGCTGCTGGAACGGCATGAGCGTGGCCTTGGGGTGTCCCAATCCACGATGTCGGAGCTGTTCCCCAAGTGGGGCAGGGAGGTCTGGTCGGCGACGGACAGCATGTCGGACGTCGTCGCTTGGGCAGCACACGAGGACGGCATCAAGGTGCGGGCGATGCGCCGCACGGTGCGGGCAGCCGCGTTGCGGCTGCAACAGGTCGCCGACTCCCCGGAAGCGGACATGGACACGATCGTCGATGTCGTCCAAGGAACGATCGCGGAAACCCTCGCCGCCGACGAGCGCCGGGCGGTGTCGATGCTCACCGACGCTCGCGAAGTGCTCGCCGAGATGCGGAAGGCCGTGAAGGTCTACCCGTCGCCCTGGCGGACCCTCAACACGACGATCGCTGGCTTCGCACCCGGGCGCATGACCGTCATCGGAGCCCGCCCCGGCGTGGGCAAGTCCGCCGTCGCAACGCAGATCGCGTTCGAGCTCGCCAAGCACGGGCCGGTCATCGTCGCGACGATGGAAATGGACAAGGGCGAGGTCTACTCCCGAATCGTGTCACAGCAGGCCGGCATCTACTACGGCGGGATGACCGGCCAACTGCCCGACTTCCTCGCTGCACGCGAGGACACGTGGCTGCGGGAGCAGCTGCGCGACATCCGTGTCCTCGACTCGGGAACCCAGACGGTGCAGTCCATCCGAGCCGCTGTCCGAGCGACCGCCCGCGAGCGGCCCGTCGCCGGCGTCGTCGTGGACTACATCCATCTGCTCACCACCCCGCAGCGGATCGAGAACGAGACGCAGCGGATCAACGAGATCACCCGATCCCTCAAGCAGCTCGCGATGGACCTCCGAGTGCCCGTCATCGCCCTGTCACAGCTCAACCGCGGCGGCGACACAGGGATGCCCGGGCTCAAGGACCTCCGCGGCTCCGGCGGCATCGAGCAGGACGCCGACGCCGTGATCTTCCTCTACCGAGACGAAGACACCGCAGCCCACCAGCTGCAAGTCCACGTCGCGAAGAACCGCCAAGGCCCGAACTTCGTCACCTTCCCCCTCGACTGGGAAGGCGAATTCGTCCGGGCCGTCGACCCCAACTGAGCACACCCGGCGAGCGCCGGCACCGCCGAGCGTGCCGGCCCGCCACCCAACCGCGGCGCTCGCCGCAGACAGGACACCACCGTGCAGCAGATCACGAAGCGGCTCATGAACTGGGCCAGCATCCTCGAGACGAACACCCGCGAGCAGGCCGAGCGCCTGTCCCGGATGCCGTTCGTCTTCCCCCACGTCGCGCTCATGCCGGACGCGCACCTCGGGAAGGGCGCGACCGTCGGATCCGTCATCCCGACCGTCGGCGCGATCATCCCCGCCGCCGTTGGCGTCGACATCGGCTGCGGCATGATCGCCGTCCGGACGCAGTACACCGTCCACCAGCTGCTCAGCGCAGTCGGCGGGGACCTGGTCACGCTCCGGGAGCGGATCGAGTCCGTCGTGCCGCTGTCGGCCGGCAAGTACAACCAGCGGGTCGAGCCGTCCGCGGTCCCCCGCCTCATCGAGCTCGAGCTGCTGGCTGCCGACGCCGGATTCGACCCGGCCACCTACGCGCCGAACTGGAAGCTGCAGCTCGGCACCCTTGGCTCCGGCAACCACTTCATCGAGGTCAGTGTCGACGAGGAGGACCGGGTCTGGCTGTTCCTGCACTCCGGATCGCGGGGCGTCGGCAACAAGATCGCTCAGCACCACATCAAGGTCGCGCAGGACCTCGCCGCCCGGTACTTCATCCCGCTCGAGGACCCCGACCTCGCGTACCTCGTCGAGGGCACCCCGGAGTTCGACCGGTACATCGTCGAGCTCCGGTGGGCGCAGCGCTTCGCCTACCTCAACCGCGAGGAGATGATGCACCGCGTCGTCACCGCGTTCGAGGACATCGCCGGCCTCCCCGTCGAGAAGGCCGCCGAGGTGAACTGCCACCACAACTACACCGGCCGGGAACGGCACTTCGGCAAGGACGTGTGGCTGTCCCGGAAGGGCGCGATCGACGCGACCGAGGGCGTCATGGGGCTCATCCCCGGGAGCATGGGCGACCTGTCCTACGTCGTCCGCGGACGAGGCAACCGCCTCGCCCTCAACAGCAGCCCCCACGGGGCCGGCCGGAACTACTCCCGCTCCGCCGCCCGCCGCACCTTCACCCACGACCAGCTCCGCGAAGCGATGACCGGCATCGAGTACCGCGACACCGACGCATTCCTCGACGAGATCCCCGCCGCGTACAAGCCCATCGACGTTGTCATGCGCGACGCCGACGAGCTCGTCGAGATCGTTCACACGCTCCACCAGATCGTGAACGTGAAGGGCGACTGACCGTGCTCAACAAGGAGGAACACGAGATGACCGAAGACGAAGACGAAGCCGAGCCCGAGCAGTTCGAGATGCGCATCCACCTCGACACGGGCACCGTCATCGAGTTCACGTGCGAGGAGTTCACCACCACCCGCAACGACTTCACCGGACAGCTCACCGGCTACGAGACCAAGGGCGTGACGGCCGGCAGCCTCCCGCGCTGGATCGCCGTCGACCGCATCGTCGCGATCACTCGGGAGGTTCGGAAGTGACCGGCCTGATCCCGCTCGTGCCGCTCGTCCTCGTCTGGCTGACCGGCGTCCTCAACCGCACCACCGTCGTCGAGATCCGGCGACGCCCCACACGCGGCGAGCGCCGCGGGAAGGACCTCTCATGACCCCCTGGACTCTCCTCGCCTGGGCTGGCTCGATCACTCTGGTCGTGCTCCTGGCTCTGCTGGTGATCGCGATCGTCGTGCAGGCGATCCGGTCGGTGTGGAAGCCGAAGCGGAAGCCTGACGCGCAGATCATCAGCAGCGGCCGAGCCGACCGATGACCGCCGAAGAGATGGCCCGTGCGATGGAAGACGTCGCGAAGGGCGTCGAGATGTACACGGGCATGAAGAACCAGTTCGTCAACGCGGGCTGGTCCGAGCCGCACGCCGAGCAGATGGTCATCGGCATCGTGTTCCAGGGGGCGAAGCAGTCATGACCGACCGCGCGGCTTACGCGAAAGCTCGCTGATGCGCACCATGTACCGCATCGCCGCACGACTCCTCGACGACGTCTGGCGGACGACGTTCATGGAAGAGCTCGGAGACGCCCACGGACCCACCGCGTTCGTCTTCGCCGCCCACCGCACCGACCAGCGCCTCGGCACCTGATGCTCGAGCAGCACCACCCCACCGGGGAACCCTGCACCCCCGACTGCAAGACGGCACCAGAGCAGTGCCCTGCCAACACACCCTCACCCCCACGGCGAGCGCTCCGACACCGAAGCACTCGCCGCAGCACCCCCAAGGAGCGCCCTTGAACACCGAGGTCACCAGCGACACCACCAGCGACGACGCGATGTACGCCGCTGTCACAGCAGCCGACGCCCGGGCGAAGCTGATCAACGCAGCCGATCACGTGGCGCACGTCCGGGGCCTTGTCGTCCCCGGCAGCGCGCAGCCGTCCGACGGGCAGCCGCGCGGGTCCAGCACGGAGGCCGCGTTCCCGATCCGGGTCGACCCGCTCGAAGCATCCGACCGGGTGTACGCGCACCTGCTCAACTGGGTGCGCTACTGGTCCGACGCACTACAGGTGCAGCCGCCGGTCGCTGCGACCTACGCCTGGGCGACCGACGGCGGCCCCCAGGGTTTCCGGTCCACGGTCACGCCCCTCGGCGCATGGGGTCTCACGCACACGCTCACCACATGGCTGTTGCTGCGCCACGACGCGATCCGCCGGCAGCCGGACGCCGGCGACTACTTCACCGCGGTCGACGAAATGCTGAGCCAGCTCCGCGCACGGTTCCCGATGCGCGGATCCCGGGCACGGCCGACCCTGCCCCGGCAGTGCCCCGTGTGCAGCGAGCCGAAGATGGTGATCGAGCGCCGCGGCGACTCGACAGGCGGGGAGGCCGCGAGCATCGTGCTCGTGTGCAGCTACTGCGGGTTCGAGGGCGGCGCGAAGGCGCTCACCCGGGACCTCGGCATGCGCGCACAGGTGTTCGGCGACATCCGCATCGAGGAAGCACCCGAGCCCGCCGAGTGGTGGTCGAAGAAGCAGGCGATCGACGAGATGCGTCTGACCTCGCAGACGCTCAACCGGTACATCCGGGAGGACGGTCTCAGCACCCACACGAAGGACGGCACCGTGTACGTGCGGTCTGCCGACGTTCGTGATCTCTGGCGAGCGAAGCAGGTCCGGCGGCTCGCGACCAACATGCGCCGCCCGGTCGGCGCGGAACCTGCCCCCACAGAGGTCTAGAAGCGGCGGGCGGCACGGCGGTCAACTGCCGCTGTCGTCGCCCGCTGCACCCGGTGTGCAACAACCGCGTACTCCTCGAGCACGTCAGCGCGACGTACAAGCCCGAGGAGACGCTGCTGGTACCGGACCCACGACATCGACAGCACCGTCCGGATCTCGGCCTCCTTGCGGCGATCGTTCCGCGGGTTGGCCTCCTCGAAGTCGAGCAGCTGCCGATCCTCGTCCGTCATGCACCCATCGTCCCCTCAACCACCGACACGCCGAACCCGCGTACTTGTGCGCCTGCTCATCCGTGGGTTAGTGTGTCCGTGACATCGCATGCCCGCCCGGAATCTCCGGCGGGCATTACTTGTACCTGCCCGCCCCGCAGGTACTCCGCGCCCCTAGCTCAGCGGAAGAGCAACGAGCTTCTACCTCGATGGTCGGCAGTTCGAATCTGCCGGGGCGCTCACCACTCGGCTTCCCCGACCCGCAGACACATCACCGTCACGCTGCGTCGAGTCCGGGGATCCCCTCTCGCATCGAGTCCACTCGGGTTGGCACTCGATGCGAGTCCTACCGCGCCGTCCTCCCTCGGTCACCCGCTGACACCCCCGCGGACCTGAGACGTGAGCGGCCACCCTCACAACGAGACGGAGAACACGATGGACAACGAGATCGAACGCGAGAACCGCCGCATCGCCCTCGACCGCGCAGTGCAGGTCAACCTCCACACCGGCGGCGAGGACAACGCCGAGGACACCGTGAAGCGCGCCGAGGCGTACACGGCATTCCTCAACGGCTCGGAGGCATCGTGACCCAGTTCCAGCCCCGCATCCGCACGGTCGAGGGCGTGCAGGTCACCGCCGAGAACGCGGCAGAGGTCGCAGCCAGACTCCCGGACGGCACCGTCACCGGAGACGGTGTCACGTTCACCGTCTTCGAGACCCCGGTCACGGCCACCTTCGGGTGGTACGTCTTCTGGAATCGCGACGGCACCCCCGGCGCATGGCCGGCGGAGGACTTCGAGCACGACTACGAGCCGACGCCGGACCCCACCAACCGTGAACTCATCGACGCCCTGACAGCGCGCATCGGCGCGCTCGAGGCGGCCCGGTCGTGAAGCTCTCCGCGATCCGAGCCCTGCTGCAGAAGCACGGGCACAAGACCACCGCCGAGATCGACCGATTCGACGTCAAGCGTGCAGCCGGCGAGGTCATCGGCGTTGACGTCATGTTCACCGACGGCACCGTCACCTATCTGCATGTGGAGGAGTCCTGATGGCCAAGCTCGCGAAGACGATCGAGATCACGCGCCGAGGGCAGCGCGAGTTCAGCCTGTCCATCGACGGCGAGGAGTTCGGCTACTTCCTCGCCCGCGAACCCATCACCACCACGATTGACCCCAACGAGCCCGGCACCGTGAACCTCACGCTCGTCGCCGAGAAGGTCACCGTCGTGGACGACTGGACGTTCCGGAACCAGCACGGCAGCACCGACCTCAGCCCCGAACACGCCCGCGACCTGCTCGACAAGCAGCGAGCCGGTGAGCAATCGTCGGAGCCGGAGTCGATCAAGGTCGACGGCGACACGGTGACGCTTCCCCACGGCCACCACGAGGTCCGAGAAGTGCTCGCCGCTGCAGGCGTGAACGCACAGAACTACGACCTCATCCGCGTCGACACCGGCGGGCAGGTGATCACACATCGCACCGGCGAGACCGTGACCACTCACCGCGGCGACGAGTTCTTCACCGCCGCCGTCTCCGCCACAACCTAGGCCGGGGCAGGCTCAGCGCATGGCCGGAGGGGCCATCTCCACACCCGAATACCGGGAGCCCCCTCCAGCCGGAGGCCCCCTCCGGCAGACCGGACCCCGGCCGCTCGACCCGGTCACCGCACACCGGACCAGGTCGAACACCCGCACCTCGCTCGAGCCCATCGGCTACGACAGCGAGGGCGCGCCGCTGTACGCATGGCAGCTCGACGACGAGCGCTGACGACAGGAGCACGACGTGGGTGAGCAGTGGTCAGGCAGCACACGCAAGCAGCGACTCCCGCGCGACTGGGACGAGCGACGCACCACCGTCCGCGATCGAGCAGGCGGCCGATGCCAAGCCACCATGCGCGACGGCACACGCTGCGTCGAGGTCGGCACTGACTGCGACCACATCGTGCACGGCGACAACCACGCACTCTCGAACCTGCAGTGGCTCTGCTCATGGCACCACGAGAAGAAGACCGCACGCGAAGCACTCGAAGCGCGACGATTCACACGCGTCCCGTCGGCCCGTAAGCCACGCGAGAGGCACCCAGGACTCAGGTAGACGCAGCCGCGACGAACGTCCGGTACGCGGGCGCACAAAGGCCCCCGTCCACCCCCTCCCCCCGGGTCCGTCCTGGTCGCTGTGGCTGAGGCTGTGTACGGGTCTGGGGATTTCACCACCACCGAGCAGGAAGAGACATATCGCATGGCACGCATCCAGGTCCTCACCCTCCCGTCGAAGACCGTCGGCGACAACGTCGACTACCCCTTCGCGATCGTCATCGACGAGGTCGACCACGAAAAGATCTCGAGCTATGGCGGCGACACGGTCCGCACGGTGGCGACCGAACTCATCGACAAGACAGCGATCGCCGAGGCCACCGGCGCGGTCGGCGTCATCGTCGTCGCCGGCACCCTCTACGTCGCATGAACGCCGCGGCGGCCGAACCCCAGCCCTCCGACCCGGTTCGCTCGCTCGAGCAGTTCCGCGCTTCCGGTGGCACCGCGCGCCACCTGACGGTCTTCGCGCGGATCGTCGCGCGCGGCCGGGTCTTCGCCGAGGACATCGTGCAGCTCGCCGCCGAAGGCGTCGACCTTCGAGATCCACGGCCCTAACGAACGCGCGGGCCCTACCCGAAACGGGAGCCCACCATGCCTGGACACGGACCAGCACCGAAGGACCCGGGCAAG